CAGGATGAAATTAATTACTGGCATCAGCAGCAGCTAAAATGCAGCGACATTTTAACCCGGTTAAATGCAGATATATGAAGGCAGCCATGAACAGCCAGGCGCCGGTATATTGGGCGTCGATCAAAACTGGAAAATTTGAAGTTTACCACAACGGCCAAAAATTTACAGCCGGAAGGATAGCCGGCCGCATTGTTGGTCAGTATATGAAGGATGACGCGTACGAAGGGCGAAAATTCCGTATATGCTTATTGCATACTGAATACGACGGCGAACGGACAATAATAGCCGTAAGGACGGACAGCGGATATTTTCGCACCCTGGCCAATTATTTGACGTCTGCCAATGCTCAGGGACGCGCTGGCGAAACGTTTATTTTTTCGCCGTCATATAAGGAAGAAAACGGCCGGAAAATAGCAGCTATGTTTTTACAGGATGCGGAGTTAAAAAATTGGTATAAGGCGTTTCACACAAAAGAAACGCAAACTTTGCCGCTTCCAAAAAAAGTAACAATAAACGGCGCGGACGTTTGGGACTGGTCCGACATTGTGCAATACTATGAACGTTTCATAATTGCCACATATCCCCAGGGTTGGCCGGATGCTCAGCAAATTGACAGTAAGCCAATAACGTCCATAGATTATATACCTACACCTGTATTGACAAACGACGCGGACGATCTGCCCTTTTGATAATAAGCAAAAACGCAAAACATGAAACGCAAAACAATCACGCCGTCCGGGTTTGACGTATCCGTATCAAAAATTGGATATGGCACATACCGTTGGATCTTGTTTCTTCATGAAATTGACGTGAGCATGGAGCACGTAAGCCACGCCGCCCACATATTTGACGAGTTCCAGGATAGGCACAATTTAGAACCGAACTATAAAAAGGACCTAGAACGTGAAACAGCCGAATGGATCAGCGCTATGAACGGTATAAAATTAATTTTCAAGGGATAGGATAAAAAAAACGGGCGCCGTTTTTACGTTGCGCCCTTGTGTTTTCTATAATGAACAGACGGCCTGGCGTTTCTACGCCGGGCCTTTTTTATGCATGGTCATACGGCGGGCAATATGCCCTGTGTGAGTATGTTTTGTCCTTATTATAAAAATTCACATAATACGCGCCCAGGGTTTGTGCATATCGCATAAATGCCGGGTATTTTACGTTCCGGTATTTATGCGGCCGCTGTGCATTGCCCGGAAAAAAAACAATGGCGCTATATAATTTTTGGTTACTTTTGTCCTGAAACATGGCGGGCGCGTTTTGCGTTTTTGCTAATGGGGCCGGAATTTATTTCCGGCCCTTTTTTGTTCATTTTGTTTTGGGTCTGCCTGGTCCGCGTTTTACAGGCTCAGGCGGTCGTATCAATTCATTTTCCCGCCACTTACCGGAAAACTCATCCCAGGATATGGCCACGGGTTCAAAATCTTCCGACGATCGTAAAAATTTAGGTTCAAGCACTAACTGGCCGGTTTCCTTGACGCGCTTTATTGTCATTGTACTTTGCGCCCAACGGTCTGTATTGCTGCCCAAATGTCCCAGGGTTTCGCCCGCGTTTTTGCTCAGGTGTAAAACGCCGACTAAACAAACGTCGTAAATTTTAGTGATCCGCTTTAGCCAGTTCGTTACAGCTCTGGTTTCAACCTCGTCGTTATAGTTCATACAAAGGTCTAAAAACCCGTCAATAATGATAACTGCAGCCTGTGGGGTTGCCTTGCAGTATTGCTCAATAAATTCACGAATAACATGGGGCGGATCCTCGCGTAGGGAAAATATATCCAGCCTGTCGGATAGCCGGTCCAATGGAACGTCTGCCAGTTTGCGGATCCGGTCTCGCGATTTATGCAGATCATACGGCGACATTTCCGTATCGATAAGCGCAACCCGTTTTCTGTTTTCCGGCAAATGTATTTTCTGCCCAAATATCGGAAACGGCGTAAAGGCTGACGCAATTAACCCGCTGATGAACGTACTTTTTCCGGTTTTTGGAAGGCCTGAATAAACGACATAATTACAAGTCGTCGCAATCATTTTTTCCCTAACCGAAATAATTTGTACGTCCGGCGCTGGTATGTATGCAGCACTAAAGAGCCGTTCCGATATTTTCGGAACGGTTGCCATTATGGTACAATTTGCAATGTATCGCCAAACGCTTCCGCGTCGCGATCAACGCGCGCGCAAAATTCATCCGCGTATGAAAATGCAATTGCGACGTCCTCGCAGACGATCCCGCCGCCGTCCGAGTTAATGAGCGCCGGCAGTACGGCCAGCGCCACGGCTTCGCGTAAATTCATGCCAGGCACCGGAGCGATCAATCGGCCAAAATTGTCCTGTAATAATTGCGGAGGATAGGCCGGCAAAGTTGCGGCCTTTTGTTTAGTTTGGTTCATGCGTTTTGTTTTTGCTGAATCTAAGGTACATAAAAAAACCGGACGTATGGTCCGGTGATCCCTCGCGGTCGTTTCCTTCCGGGGATGCTTATTTATTGCGGGCGATCAAAAATAACAGTACGCCAACGGCCAATAATATCGGGGTCCCTATCTTCACGGCCGGGGCAAAAAAAAACCCTTGATCTTGTTATATACGGCGCTGAGTTTATCCAGGTACCGGGGATCCGTCGCATATCCCGCGCGCGCCAACGCTGCAAATTGTTCGACGGGTGTTTTCGCTTGAAATACGCCGGCGCGTGAGTAGCGCGGGTTATTATACAAGAACTGAACCCAACCGGAAAAACCGGCCGCCCGGTTGTCATATACGCGAAACAATGACGCGGCCGGCTGCCGTGCCTGGATCGCGGCTGCCCGGCTTGCATATATCTGCCAATTACCCGGGACCTTTACGGCTTGATCGTTTACGTACTCAATCGTCGGGGCGGATATGACGCGGCCGGTCCAGGTTGTACCCGACTTAATGCCGAAATAATTATTGGCGTCCTTGGCTAATTTAGATAGGCTGTATCCGCTTTCCAGCACCAATTGAGATACCAACGTATCCGGGAACAGTTTAGTTCCTTGCGTAGCCTTTACGGCGTCCTGGTAATATGCCCGGATCAATTCCATTATTGGCCGATTATGTTGTGATCTTTAGCAAAGATCAAACCGATACCGGACATAATTAATCCAATTGCTTCCGCCTGGTTCCCGGTCAAAAATTGCGCTATGCCGGTTACAATGGTACCTATCCCCAGCAAAGATGTTTTCCAATTCTTTTTCATTTTATCAAATGTTTCAGGTAAAAATCTAATTTTTCCTCAATACGTGCCAGCCGTTCCCGGACGTCGTCGTGTTGATCCAGTCGGCGGGAAAGTTGCATAATTTGAGATTTTGCCCATCCGTAAAATATGGCGCCCGTTACGCCGTAACTAATCAATAATGTCCAGCCTTCCCCGGTCATGCTGTTCATTTAATTTTTGCAGCTCAGCGGTTTTTTCTGCAATTGTGTTGTTAACGGCGGAAAGTTCCCGCTGTAAACCTTCCAGCGCTGCGATAATGTCGTAAGCGCGGGCCTTAAGTTCATTTAATTCTTTCATATCAGCGTAATATTAAGCTGTGCAGCGGACCAGTTGTATATCCATTCATTGGCGGACGGGTCGGCGTCCCAGTCTTGATAATCCTGGCCGGTAATTGTCAAATTTCCATCCTGAAGCCAAACGGTTGACGCTTCGCCCTCAGCGGTGACGGTTTCAGACCCCAGCCTGTAATATAAGGTTGCGCGGGTTGCCAGGTCGTCGTTTACTATGCTCAGGTCGTAAACGTTGGCGGTTTTTGTGGTCCCCTGGATCCACAGGTTGACGGGTTGTATGTGTTGCATATTATAAATTTACGCGAGTATGCCCAAATTTCGCAAAGCCTTTACGACTTGTTGCAAAGTATATCCGTCAAAAGTATCATCAGTTTTGACAGTAGATCCGGCGCCGGGTGATGCAAAGGTCGCAGATCCTACGCCAGTCGTTTCTTGATATATTTTAACAGTATTTCCGTTTTCTGTTCTAAAATGTGGTGCAGCGTTTCCGGCTGTAATATCGGCCGCATACATTACAAAAACGTCGGCAACGTTTGTTGTTGGAGCTGTGCCGCTACGTACATTAATACCGTTCGTTTGTGATGCGTCAAATGTTCCGGTACCTACGCCGATACCATACTCACCAGCAATAAAACGATTATTTTGTGTGGCAATTGATAGATTTACTGAATTGTTTGTCGCGTATATTCCGCCGCCTACTTGTAAATAATAGTCACCGGCGCTGCTCGTTGTATTTATAAAGGTTACGCCATTAACGTACAATTTCGCGCCCGGGTCGGTTGTGGATCCGATTAAAACGTTTCCGCCTGTTGTAAATGTAGCCGCATTAACGGAAGGGGCGCCGCCCGTGCTGGTTCCGTATCCAATTATGAAATTATTTGCACTGTAATATGTAAAATACGGGTTACTTCCATTAAAGCCAGTCCCATAAAAAAAATCGGCCGTAGCCCTTTGATGCACTATGCCGCTGCCAGTTGTTAAAATTTGTAGTCTTGCAAAAATTGGATTATTAGTACCAATGCCAACGTTTCCGGTTGGGGTTATCCGCATTTTTTCAGTGAGCGATCCTGAATAAGTATGAAACGACAAATTACTATCAAAACTAGACAAAGGATCTACAAATATTGCCCTTACTGCTGCCATAATTACGGCCGGGAAAGGATCAAAACCGAAACCAATTTGCGTATAATCATTAACAGCGGTCCTATCTGTCATCACTAACTCTAACGCACTTGTATTTCTTGTCGCATTTATTTGCGTTTTGAAACTTGGCGTATTAGTGCCAATGCCGACGTTTCCCGTTGCATCAATTGCAAGCCGCTGAATTGTATTTGTACATAAAAACAATGTATTAGCTGATGCTGTGCCAATTGCAAAATTTGCAGCTGTTGTAAATAAATTGTTACCCGTAACAATAGGGGCATTTTGTTGTAAAATAATGCCGCCTAATCTTGCGCTTAATGTGCCTGTATCTAATTTATACCCTGCATTCGTTGTCGTACCAATTAACGTAGTGCCACCCAGGTAATTGACGTCTGTAGTGCTATCTTGATAAATTCCCCAGCGGTTAGTTAGCACCAACGCGCCGCCGCCCGTGGCTGCGTATCCGTACTCATTCAGATCATTAACGATAAGGCCGTACGCATTGGTAACGGTCAAGGATCCGGCAGCAAACAACCGGTAAAAACCGAGGGTTTGCATGACGGACGCGTGTGTATATGTAATCGCGGCGCCCGTTGTTGTGTTGTACTGAATTTGATTGAGCGTAGCTGCCGCCGTTCGTATGCCGGGACTGGCTGTGCTTAACGTTATCGTTCCGCTGTTGTTTGCCTGAAGCCTAAGGACGTTAGATTGAGCGCCTAAATATATAGAATTGGCAAATGTCAGGTTACCGGCATTGGCCAGGGTGTAATTATTATGACTGGCGCCGTGCGGGTTTCCGCCAATCATTGTCAAGCCGGCTGCATATGTGCCGCCTGTAATATTGTAAAGGCCCGTCAACGTATCGGATGCACTATCGAGCGTTTCAATAGCGATCATTGATTTTTCGCCGGTCGCCCGTTCGACGGATATAGGATCAAACAAAAATGCGCCGGCGTCAGTATATGCGCGTAAATACCAATTTCCGCCGGTGTTGGTTCCGGTTTCGTTATCATCCACCGTAAAGGCCCAGCGCGTCGCGCCACTGGTTGCAAATGCAAATGAACGCGTAATATTATTACTGGCCGACATTATCAAACGTGCGGGGTTTGAGCCACCGTCAAACGTCAAATTATTATTGGCCATAGTCATAGTACGGGCGCCGGTTAGGCTTCCGTCACTATTGTAAATATTGACGCCGCCGCCGCCGCCGCTTATCAGATCCCAGGTTGTGCCGTTGTCGCGATATATTTCAAATGTATCGGTTGAAATAAACAAACGCCCTATGTACCCGGCCGCTGGCCTGTTCGCCAGTACGTCAGAATAAAGGGCCGGGGATCCCTTTTGGTTTGTAACGTAATTGTAAATTTCAATGCCCGCAGCCATTAGAGATATCTTTTATAAATTACTGTCAGCTCATTAACAAGGGCGCCCGAAAATTGGAAATTGTAAACTTTCACCAATTGTTCGTTTTCGTTTCCGTCTATCCTGAATTGTTGGCCCTGTTGTAATACTACGCCGTCCACGTTCACTGGATTGGTACCGGTATTGTAAAAAATCACGCTATTACAGTCGGTATCTGTTTGTCCGTCGCGTAAAAATATCTTTGTGTCGGTCGTATATTTTCGGCAGTTCATTAGCAATTATTAAACGCTTCGTTTATAATTTTTTCCTCCGGTGTATAATCGGGCGTAAATGTTGCGGCGGTTGCGCTGGATGCGTTTTCCACGGCCAGCAATTCCGGTTGTGCGGTCTTTTGCGCTGGCGTAGATCTTTTGTAAAGATACCAGGCAAGTAAAGCACCGCCGAGGATCCAGGGTAAATTTTTATTGTTCATAAATATGAATTTAATGTATCGTACAATAATTTCAAATCTTCTCTTGTCAAAACGTTCGCTTCAATATCTATTGCGCCTTTTGCAAAACTATCTTTTACTATTATGGAATAATAATCTTTACCATCTTCAGGTTTTGTATGATTACTAAAACGCACATTTACAAATAGGCTGTCATCACTATTCGCGCCTTCAATGTAGAATGATTTTGTTGCAGCACTGCTATCTTTTTTTATTATATCAATCTTTTTTGTTTTCAAAAATTGTATAAATTCTGTCCAGTCTTTTTTACTTGATCTATATAACGTTTTTACAATTTCGCCGCGTCCTACTTTAATAGGCTCCCCCTTTGCGGTTTGTAGTATTCGTAAATACTCCATTTTAATAAAATGTGCCAATTTTTTTGGGACCAATAACGGGCGACATACCAGCGGATAAATTACGGCGAGTTTCAACGGTTGCCGGTTTGCGATCACGTGAAAAAAGTTTCTGCAGAAAATTGCCCGCAGCCGTCGCAACGTTTTTCAACGCGTCTAACCGGCGCTGTTCTGCTATCTGTCTTTCATACTCTTGCCTTGATAATACGTCCGGTGCCGGTACTGTTATGCTGTATCCGCGCGCCGGTTGTTTTTGCCTGAGTAGATAATATGCAGCCACAGCAACGCCGGCAATTATTACAATGTCGCGGTTTTTCATGTTACCGGTAATTTTTTTACGTATTGTGTAATTATGTCAATCTCTTCAGCGCTTAATCTATCGTTTGGATAACCGGAACCTTCCAGCCATGTCAGCAGATCAACGCCCGCGTTCTTTGCCACCCATTCAGAAAAATAACTAAGCTGGGTTTGCGTTTTTATATGTTTGCGAAACGCTGCAATTGCGGCCGTTTCGTCGTCGTTGAAATATCCAAATGCTTTATTTAGCAACGCCCATAAATCGTTGACGGCCGCATTTGTCAATATCTTAACCAGGCCGCCCGGCGTTCGTTTTGATACGTTCCGCCAATATTGGCCGTTCCAAAAACTGCCGGGATCGCGTTTCATGGCTTCCAGGGATGCGGCGGCCGCGCTTTGCGATATGCCCAGGCCCTCAAATATGCGATCAATAGAGGACAGCAACGGCCCGGCAACGCGTAGCGCAACAATGCCGCCCGCGATCCATAAAATTAGCCGTTGATCGTCGCGCTTCATTTTCTGAGCATTTTAAGCAAAAACTGAAACTGTCCCGGATCGTTTTGCGCCAGTATGGCCAACCTCATTAAATCGTCCTCCAGTTCAGGATCTGCGGCCTTTAGGATCCGCAATGCGGTTTCTAACTTGTCGGATCCTTCATCGACGCCAGCCAGGGCGACGGGGCCGCCCGATCCGCCAGGGATAACCTTTGCGGCTATCTGCATCACTACATTTTGAAACATTGACATAATAGCGGGGTTTTGCATTAAAGCGCCCACAATGCCGCCGCCGTTGTCGGCTTCGTCGTCGTCGGGTTCAGGTTCAGCGGCCAATCTTTCCTCAATTGCGGCCAGCCTTGAAACTATTTCATTATTAACGCCCGCAATCATGCGGGACGTACCAAATTTTTCAATGTGTTCCGGGGTCGCCGTTACAAATTGCACCGACTGCGCGGCGCGGTCTAACGGGATCCGCTTTGCCTGGTTAATTGTCGGTTTTTCATCCCACCAGGTAAGGGTAAATTTTGTTCTATCGCTGGATCCGGTCCCGTCGAAGCGGTCCCGGATAACATTTACCACGTCCTCAACATCTTCATATTTGCCGCTCCAATTCTGAAACAAAACATTTCCATGTCCACTAGCCGGCTTGCCTTCATACAAGGCCGCCCAGGGGGTCCCGTGTGCCGCGTAAAATTCAAGTGCGGCGTCTAGTCCATGTTTGCAGCCGCCGAGCGTGTAACCGTCCATAATACATGAATTAAAGGTGAAACATAGCGGGCCGGGGAGCGGGTACCGGCTGGCGCCCGCTTACCGGTCCGTTATTAGCTGTAATATACGCCCAGGCAAAAACTGCTATTTGCTGCAAATGTCGGGGTTTGTCCCAGTTCAATGTAGGATTTATCCCAGGTGATGCTCTGCGGGCGCAGTTTCCACAATTCACGCACGAAGGGATCAGATCCGGCCTGCGTTCTGTTCAGCGTGAAATAAGGTACGCGCCATAGATCTTGGGTGCCATTCGTGTAAAATACAATGTAGGCATTATCCAAAATTGTGTTAGGCGCAACAACGTTACCGGACGGGGCCGGGGACAATGTGGCGGCGGTGTAACTTTCAACGGCATGGATCATTTTTGCCCGCAGCTTGGGAAGGTCCGGGAAAAAATAACGGGTAGCCGTGGCGCCGCTTTGTACTTGGAGTTCTACGAACTCAAATTTATCAGCGAAAAATGCCATGGTTTTTGAATTTTGCCGGCGCCCATATTTCAGGACGCCGGCGGTTTTTCAGACGGGATTAGTTGACGCTGGTAACGTTCTGGGCCAGGTGACCATAAAACACGATCACCGCGCGGCTGGACGTTTCCACGGCGGCTAGGGACGCCGGGAGTATAACCTCGAAAACGTTTTGTTTGCTGCCAATAAGTACGACGCCCGGCTCAATTGGGTAGATAGCACTGTCGGATCCCTTTTGTTGATCAATCGTTGTAGCGCTGTCCTGGGTTTGGGGAACGTCGTAAAACCGGTACATATCAAGCGAAGGCACAACAACGCGGTTATTTACCGTCAGTTGAGCGTATCCGTTGTACCAGGTATAAAGACTGGACGCGGTATTAGCGCCGGAGAAAATGACGCTGTTAGGATACGTTACCAATTGGAAGGTTGTATCTGTTGCGCTCGAAGGTTTGGCAAAATACAGACCAATGTGAGATACATAAAATGCATCCTGGAGGGCCAGCAGCTGTGACGTATTGGAAACAGTGCTAAAATTGTCGTTAACCAGGATAGGGAAACGGTAGCGGGTTTGGGTCGTGCTGAGGGAAACCTCAGTACGGAGATAACTTTGAGACAATACAGCGCGGTTCATGTTGAACCCGGCCGCTTCGATGCTTTGTTTTGCGCGTTCGTAACTCAGGCGCGCGCCTACGGTTGAAGCCATTTTATTAGATATTAGTCAGGTGAAAAAATTAGAAATTTTCCTCGTCGTATCCGGCCAACACGCTGAGTGCGTCGCCAGCCATAACAGCGGGGGCGCCAGCGATAACGGACAGGTTATCATCAGACTGTCCAACCTTTACCGGGATGCTCAGGGTATCATCAGTTCCGGCAATAAATTTACCGGAAGGATCTACCAGGCCTTTAACCAGGGAAACGCCACCGTAAGCAATCATACCAGCGCCCAGGTTAGCGCCCATACGTCCTTTGAGCAGACGGGGGGTGAACAAACCGGCAGCCAATACAGCGCCATTTTTTACCAGGTCGGTACCGGGTACGAACTTTTTAACAACGCCAGCGAGTGCGGCGCCAGCGATCAGGCCCAGGGCGTCGTTAATAGCGCCACTTTTTACAGCACCGACGCGAGAGCGACGGCGGGGCATTTTGCGGGATTTTTTCCTACGTGCCATTTTTGTTTTTTTTGAGATATTGGGTAAAAATTTATATTAGTTCAATTTCAAATTTTCATTAATAATAGCATCAATATTTTTCAGCTCTTTTTTATAATTTGATATTGATTTTTTGTACACATTAATTACGGCCGTTGCTCTACCTTTTGCAGACGGTGTCATATTTTTCATATTTTCTTTAATCTGCAAAATGTCGCTATTGATTTTTGATATTCTGTTGATAATATCAATTCTACGTTTTTGCGCGTCTTGCAAAATTCCGCTTATGCCTGACATTACGCGAATATTCACATTATGCGACATTGTGTCTTTGTGATATTCACTGTATTTTTTTGTAGCAGTTTTTTTCTTTGCTACGGGTTGTTTTGTTGCCGTTTTTTTCTTTGCAACGGCCTTTTTTGCAACGGTTTTTTTAACGCCGTACAATTTTGCAAATGCCTTTTTTACAGCTTCAGCTTGTGTGAGTTTAGGATCCTTTGCGCGGATCTTCTTTGCTTCCGCCGCGGCCGCCTTAAACCGTGCAACGTTCTTTTTTTGTGCCGTAGTCATATTATTTTTTTTTCATCAATATAAACGCCAGCAACGCGGCGCCGCCAATTATTGCGACGGTTGGTATTTTGTTGCTGTTTGTTGCCGCCTGTCCGGCCGCGTATTGCTCAGCGTTTAACTGTTGTTGTATTTCGTAAGGTAGCGCGGCTTGATTTGCGCGATCATTTATGGCCGCGTCACCGGCGCCCTGTAATTCGTATGCGTCGATGTTTCGGGACTTCAAAAATTCAACCAATGCGACAATAACCGGGGCCGCTGCTGTAATTATTGCCGATATTGTTACCACTTCACCAACCTGGCCAACGTTGCGCCGGCTCATCCCTTTGTCGATCACTTCGCGCAGCTTGGTATAATTTCCGCCTAAATTTTGCCACCATTTTTGGAGATCGGCGGGGTATTTTATGTCAGCCTGGCGCAATTTTTCTGCAACCTTTAGGGCGTTCAATGAAACGGCCGTAAGGAACGCGGCGCGGGAAGGCGCGGCCGCAACGGTTAAAACGGCGTTTTTGACATTACGGAAAATATCTTTAATGCCCGCGACTTGTCCGCCGTTACCGGTTCCTGAAATTCCGACGAGTGACATTTTTTTATCTGTTGAGTGATTATATGTTTTCCGCTGGTCAAATTCCGGCAGCACCGGATCAACCCATATTTCGCGCTCTGTATCCGGAAAGGCAACGGCGAAAACGTGCTGCGGTTGCTCATCATACCATTTATATGACGCAAAGCGGTACGCACATGGAATTTTTTGTTTTCCGGTCCGGGTCAGACTTTCCGCTACGCCGCAGACAAAGAGCGCGTAATTTTTGCAGTCACTTCCAGTCGTGCGGCCCGTCGCTACAATTGCGGCGGGACTTTTTAGGGTTTGCCTGGTTTCCGGCTCAATTCTATATTTTACGTTCTCTTTTAGAAAATCGTAAATATTTTTCAAGGTTTTTCGCGGCGTCGCGGCCAAAAATTGCCCGCTTATTTGGTCATAGTCTGCTCTATACGTTCTATGATAACGGAGCATATTTTGCACAATGTCATCCGTATCTTGGTGCCGTGCTAAGGTAACAACCTTAGCCCGGTACGGCGGTAATTGTGCCAATATGCTGCCAGCGTTCATATTGCGGCCGTTGTTTCAATTGGAAAATTAACGCCGTCCACGTTTGCCGTGCCTGAAAACTTAACGGTTAATTTTTCCCGTTGTGTACTTTGCAGATATTGCCAAACTGTTGACGCTATGCCGAGCGCTGAGGGTTCCGCCTTTACAGGAATGATCGCTTCGGAGTTTGGCGCCAATTTTACAGCTATAAAAGTATTGACGTCTGCAACCGTTTTACCGTTAGCCTGGACGGTTCCGACTATGGATCTTATTTCTGCGGTTTGGTCCGTCGGGTTCTGTATGCCAAACCTGAGATTAAGGGAAGGCCGTACCAGGCCGCCAGCAAAGGACAGGCCGCGAAACACTATTTTAACATTTTTTGCCAGCCTGGCACGTCCAAGCAAATAAAGCGCAACAATAGCGCCACCTATGTAGATAAAATTTCGCATTTTTCGGCCGTTAGTGCAAGTTATCAAATAATTTCTGCAATTCATTAGAATTTTTCTAATCGGCAGGTTGCGCCATTAGAAAATTTGCAAAAAAAAATGCCAAATAATTGACATTTTCTAATATCATAATTAATTAATTTCTGTCGAAATTAATTAATTATGGGTTATTTTCCAAATAATTATTTTCTAAGGAATAAATACATTCATTAGATATTATCAAATTCCCGCTATGTTTCACCTTTGGTATTAATTTCCGCATATCTTAGCATCAGCAAAAACCCAAACATTATGAACAATGACAAACGTCAGCAGCCTATTGACTTGGCGCCCTTACTGGCTATTCTCGCCGTCCTACTTTTTTTTGTACTTGGTAATTGTGGCCCTGATATGCCTTTACCTCATTAATTTTTCAAACTCAAAACGCAAACAAATGCAAAACGCAAACGGTCCCCAGTCTTTGAACATTCAACCTGGCGATATTGCCATGATCGCGCGGGCGATCAGAAAAGAACGCAATTATTGCGAACAAATGAAACATGAATGCAGGTCCCTGCAGATGGACCAGGATGAAATTAATTACTGGCATCAGCAGCAGCTAAAATGCAGCGACATTTTAACCCGGTTAAATGCAGATATATGAAGGCAGCCATGAACAGCCAGGCGCCGGTATATTGGGCGTCGATCAAAAC